GAGTACATGAAGAAATTACAAAGTGGTGAACTTGAATGACATTTCAATTGATCTTTAGCGTGGAGGGCGACCCTGTTGGCAAACAACGCCCAAGGTTTACAAAGACTGGCCGCACCTACACGCCAAAAAAGACTTCTGATTACGAAGGAATGATTGCAGACAAGGCAATGATAGCGATGGGGCCAGCAACGCCCCTAGAGACGCCTGTAGCGGTCTATATCTACATCAACCATGTTATCCCCGCCAGTTACTCGAAAAAGCGCAAGGAAGCCTGTTTAAATCGTTTGGAGCGTCCCAAGAAGCCTGATCTTGATAACGTGGCAAAAGCGTACCTTGATGCAATGAACGGGATTGTCTACAAGGATGACGTTCAGGTTGTCAGCCTGCATGTGACAAAGCGGTACGACACGATTGCCAGCGTCCATGTTTGTGTGAGGGAGGAATTGGAATGAAAGTCACGCTCTACAACGCGCAACAGGCGCACACTGTCCTGAAAGACGTTTGGCAAAAGGCCAAGCCTTTCTTGCTGGCTGGTAACAAGCTGGTTCTGACGATTGAAGAGCAAAAGCGAAGCACCGAACAAAACGCCCTGCTTTGGTCTGTGCTAACCGATCTGTCAAAGCAAGTGCTGTGGCATGGCGAGAAGCTGACCAAAGAAGAATACAAAGATTTGCTGACTGCTGGCCTGAAAAAGCAACGGGCAATACCCGGCATGGACGGTGGCTTTGTTGTTCTTGGAACTTCAACCAGCAAGATGACCAAGGCAGAGATGGCAGAGCTGATAACGCTGGCCCATGCATTTGGTGATATGCGTGATGTTGAGTGGTCGCCCACAAGCATTGGCGAGTTCCATGACGAAGGATGAAAAAGCCCACAAGCAAGCCGTGGCCGAACTTGGTTGCGCTTTGTGTCATCACTTGCATGGCGACCATGATCCTGCCCCTGTAGAACTTCACCATTTGAGAGAAGGCGGTTGGGGTAAAGGCGGCTACATGACCTTGATACCGCTGTGCGCTGAACACCACCGTGGCAACACTGGATTTCACGGTCTTGGAAGCAAAGGGTTTGTCAAGCACTACGGCATCACGCAAAAAGAATTGCTTGATTGGACGCTTATGAGGGTTTCTCCTAATACACAAGGCTAATCTGCAAGAGCAAAATAAAGGCTCATTAACCAAGGAATCAATATGACGGAATTTGAATACAGCACAACTTTGAACGGTGGCGTAATCACTGTTGTCATGAAGATTGAGCATGATTTTGACGAAGACGGTGAAAGCATCCACACCAGTCTTGACGCTGTTTACTACGACTGCACAGATGTGACAGGCATCTTGTCCAAAGAACAACTGACAGCTTTGGAGATGGAAGCAGAAGCCGCCATGTCTGACTACAGCTTTGAGCAGAGGAACGTATGACAAGAGAACAATTGCGCGAAGAGTTCATGCAAGACTCTCAAGCCTACTGCTGCTACTGCGGCAATGCTCAAACCAGTTTCGGCTGCTGTGGTGAAAACCACTTTGAAACATTTGCTGAGATGGACGATAAAAGGCAGCAAGAATTTTTAGATGCGGAGATGCCGTGAAAACACACATCTACACCTACATCGCCATCGCCATTTGGGCTGTGGCTTCTGTGCTGGTGCTGCTGTACGCACCGAGGACGAACAATCCAACAGACTGCCAAGAGTTGGCACAACCCGATCAAGCCAAGTGCAAAGCAAGGAGAAGGCTATGAGAGACACGATAGACATGGCCCGTGAGGCATGGATAAGCGAAGCCGAAGCTGAAATGTTGCGGGATTTTGAGGAATGCTACTTGTCTTGTACTTATTTGGATGACCTCAAAGCCTTTGAAGCCCTTGTTCGTGCTGATGAGTGTGAGGCCGCGCAAGCAGAACATGAAGCCGACAAGGTCATCATTGAGTATTACGAAGCAACGATCAAGCGGCTGGAGGCAGCGATACTGGCAGAGCGTGAGGCGTGTGCAAAGGTGTGCGAGGACGTCAGTGAGCAATTTCACGCTCACGCGATGGACTGCGCTGCGGCCATTCGAGCAAGGGGAAACACATGAGGCCAGACAGCCCCTGCATAGCAATCTGTACAACCCTGTATGACGAAGTTTGCAAAGGTTGTGGACGCACCTACATGGAATTGGCTTTGTGGAACTCTATGTCAGAAGTTGAGAAAGAAGACATCTGGCAACGCATAGACGCAGAAGCCACTGCATGGCGATACAACACATACAAGGACAGAGTGAAATGACAACAAGCCTTGTTCGTTCTTCTATGAAGTTGATGACTGATGCTGGCATTGACATTGTTGACATTAAATGGTTTGACATGACTAACTGTATTAGCGATAGTCAAAAAGCAAATCTTGACCCATTGTTGACTCACAGGCCACCATTTGAAAAATGCTTTGTTGTTTGGCAAGGCAAAACAAAAAGTCATGCAAGTTATGAAGTTTTGATGCTTGTTGCTGGCGATGACCCTCTTGATGGGATAACTGTTTCTATTTGGAAAGGGCCAACTGGAACAAGGTTGCGTCCTATTCCTGCAATGTTTTATCTTATTGAACAAGATAAGATTCGATATGGTGCTGTTAGCGATGATGAGCCTGTTGATAAAGAACTTGCTGAATTGATGATGGCTCAAATTGGTGCTTGGTATTCAGCAATGGATAAGCGTGTTGAGGTTTATGTTCCAAGCATAAAAGAAACATTTACTAATCGCAGAAAGATTGAACAAGGCAAATCGCCTACATACGATTGGACAACTATTTGGATTGAGCCAGCCAAGCCTCGATCTGGGGGCAAGGGCGGCACACACGCATCACCTCGATTACATGACCGCCGTGGTCACTTACGGCGGCTTGCAAACGGAAAAAATGTTTGGGTTAAGTCCTGCAAAGTTGGCGATGCAAGCAAAGGTGCGATATTTCATGATTACGCAATTAAGGGACAAGAATGAGAAAGAAAAGCAAGTACAAACCCAAGGGCATAAGACTTGATGCCTTAAACTGGGTTCTGTCTGGACTAAAGCCAATCTCAAGCGTTGGTGATGCTATTGTCGTTCTGAAGGCAAAGAATCATTCAGCCCTGACAGAAGTTGTCCAAGGCAGGGGAAACAGGGATCAGATAGATGTGCTTATTCACGCCTTAAACGTCTGTGAGGCGTTTGCAAGGCATGGCAAGGGTAAAGACTGGCTTCCAGAGATAACAGAGGCTCAAAACGCCCTGTATGACATGGCAAAGCGTGGCGTGGAAGACGAACGGTTCTTATTTCGTGGACCAGAGATGCAAGCCGTGAACTTGGCTATGGAGGTGCATGATGTCCAGCTAGATCAAAGCACAGTCCAAGAATTGGAAAAGATGACCGACTTTGTTGTGAAGCAGATCATCTTGAAAAAGGCAAGACCTATCATTAGTACGATAGAACATCAAAATATGCTAGAGCAAAGCAGCAAAGGATCAGGCCAAGTCCTACTGCCAGTGTGATGTCTGCGATTGTTTCTTTCATGGGAACTCCTGTTGTTGATGGCTCAATTATCTACTTGTCCACAAAAAATTCCATTAGGACAAACCCTAATAGGCAACTAGCGAAAATTGTGCTAGGGTGCTAAAATCTATGCAACTGGAGAACCCTATGGCTGGACTGTTAGGCACTGAACTGGAAATCTCGATTGAGATCGAGGAATCTGAGGAATCAAAATTTGATGAGGCTGAGAACGCCAAAACTATCAAATACATGGAAGAAGCGCAGATGTACGGTCCTAAAGACCCGTCCAAGCCTTCCAGCGATTTCTGGCGTGACCTTGCAAATCATTGGCGCATTGCTCCAGATCAGGCCAAGCGCAAGCTGTGCAGCAACTGCGAATACGGTGATGACAGCCCCGAAACCAAAGAGATGTATGGCGACATGGCTATTTATTGCAAGAAATTTGAATTCGTCTGTGGCGAAGGCAAGACCTGCAAGCGTTGGGAATCTTCACAAGGGGAAGAATGATGGGAACTACAAATTCACAACCAATGTCTTCCAAAGAGGCCAAGAAACTGGCCGAACAAGCCCGTAAGCAAGCCGAGTCCAAGGGCTACCAATCAATGGCTTACAAGTTTTCTAAACCGAAAGGCAAGAAATGAAGATGACCAAAAAAGGCGAAGCCAAGATGGGCAAAGTCATGGGCGAATACAAAGACAAGGAATTGCACTCTGGAAAGGGTGGCAAGGTTGTCAAAAGCCGTGACCAAGCTATTGCAATTGCTATGAGCGAAGCCGCCAAAGCAATGGGCCGCTACAAGGGGAAATAAGATGGCTGGATTACTCGGTGAAATCTTCAGTGCTGGCAATGTTGCAAAGCGTAAGCTGACCGATTTGCTTGGTAATCCACTATTGAGCGCACAGCAGTTTGTTGGCAACATCAACGACAGGGCGCGTAACCTGAACGAGATGACCGCAGCAGCCGCAAGAGAAGGCATGGACTATGGGCCAGCAACGCAGCGTTTGGCTGGTCTGATGGCTGAAGGCTACAACCCTATGGGAATTACTGCGTATCACGCAGGGCCAAACTTGTTCAATAAATTTGATGTGACAAGAGCGCCAGCAACAGGCTCTGCATACACTCAAGGCGCTTATGCGGCTGCTGCAAGGCGCGAGGCTGAAGGCAAATATCTTCCTAGAGCGCCACAATGGGAAGATAAATTGATGAACTTGTACAAGCAAGCCGAGAAAAAACAAGATTACGACTCAATGGAAGTGCTTGAGTCGGCTTTGCTTTACAAGAACCCCAAGCAATTGCGCCAAGACTTTGTTGAAAGTGGCGAATACTCTCCAGAGTTTGCAAAGAAGGCCGAACAGACAATTAAAAAGATTGAGTCTGTTCCCCGTGACAGCTACCTTTACAAGCTAGACATTGCTGACGAGGCGCTGCCAAACTATCTTTTATTTGATAAGCCTTTGAAGCAACAGCCAGAAGCCGTACAGTCTTTTGCCAAAGAACTCGGCATTTCTGGTGAAGATATGCTTGGTGGCGACATTGTTGGAAGGCTACGCGCATCAGGCGTTTCTGAGATGCAAATCCAAGAAACAATGCGTAAAAAAGGTATTCCCGGCTTGATATATGATTCCCCAGATGTCGCAGGATCAGTCAACTATGTCACTTATGACCCAGATTTGATTAAGATTCTTGAGATTAACGATATGCCAGCATCCGGATTGCTTGGGCCACAACAAAAAAACTTTCAAACGTCTACTTCTGATGCTTCACAAATTTTTGGTGAAGGCGCAAAACGCATTAAATACACAGACCCAAATAGTGGCGGCACAATTGATGTGCTTCAAAAACCAGATGGGACTGCCTCTGTTTTGGGTCTTGAAGTGCCAGAGCAGATGCGTGGGCAAGGTATAGGCCAAAGCCTTCAATCTCAAGTTATGCAAGATTTCCCTGAAATGATGGGGCAAGTATCATCCAAGGCAGCAGCAAAAACTGCTTATCGCTTGGGGCGCAGGCCACCTAATGCTCCTGATGCAACTCTTGATGATGTGTATAAAATCATGGATGAGTATTCCTCAGTAAACTTGGTTTCACCTGATATGCAAAAAAGGTTTATCCAAAGTTTGCTAGATTAACAACCCGCTGATGTAAGTCAGCACAACCTTGACCAACCTACGGGAGTCAAACCAAGATGAATAAATTAGGGAACGAAAATTCTGGCTTTGAAGAGCGTAAAGGCCGAGGAAGGCCTCCCGGCTCTCTTAACAAGGCCACCAAGACGTTTAGAGAGACTGTCAGTAGGTTGCTAGAGGATAACGCTGAAAACGTCTCTAAGTGGCTTATAGAGGTTGCCGAGGGGAGTGTCGAGAAAGAACTGAAAGCAGACCCCAAGGGCGCTTTGACACTTCTGGCTCAGATGGCTGAATACGCCACTCCAAAGCTTGCAAGAACAGAAGTTACTGGCAAAGACGGTGGCGCTCTTGAATTTGCAGATTTGTCTGATGGTGAACTGGACAAGAAGATCAAAGCCGCAATGAGTGCTTTGAATGTCTGACAAGATAGAACTGCTGAAACTTCTTGAGGAAAAGCAAAGAAGGATGCGGGAAAACCGTGTTCTTTATGTCTTCAAGACATTGTATGACTGGCAAAAAGAGTTCATTGGCGCAACTGATGCTTACTCTCAAGCCTGTCTGATTGCCGCCAACCGCATCGGCAAAACCTATCTTGGGACTTACATTGACGCTGTTCACGCCTTGGGCGACTATCCAGAAGACTGGAATGGTCACAAGTTTGAACACGCCCCATTGATTTGGTGTCTTGGCTACTCTGGCGAGAAAACAAGAGACTTGCTCCAGACCGAGATTGTTGGACGCAAGATTGGCGACAAGTTTGAGGGAGGGTTAATCCCTCCTGATCGCATTGTCAGCTACGAGTCAATGGTCGGAACTCCCGGAGCATTGCGCTCTGTCTATGTTAAGCACTCAAGCGGCATGAACTCCAAGATCCAGTTTTGGAGTTATTCGCAAGGGCAACACGCCTTGATGGGTGACGCTGTTGATTGGTTCCACATTGACGAAGAGCCAAGGGACAGAACGATCTTTCCTCAGGTCTTGGTGCGTACCGCAACAGGCGACAACAACAAGGGTGGACGAGGAATCCTGACATTCACGCCTGAAAACGGCAGAACTGAGCTTGTCATCCAGTTCATGGACTCTCCAAGTGCCGCCCAATTCTGTATGCAAAAAGGGTGGGACGATGCGCCTCACCTGAATCAAAAAGTCAAAGACGATCTTCTTGCGTCTTTCCCTCCGCACCAAAGAGAGATGCGAACCAAGGGAACGCCAATGCTTGGGCATGGGCGTATCTATGACTTTTCAGAGGAACTTATCACCTGTGAGCCATTTGATATTCCAAGTCATTTCTGGATTATTGGCGCTTGTGACTTTGGTTATGACCACCCGCAAGCACAGGTTCAGTTGGCTTGGGACAAAGACAATGACACGTTTTACCTTGCAAAGGCTTGGAAGGCTCGTGAGATGTCGCCATCACAGGCTTGGGGTGCTGTGAAGTCTTGGCAAGACAAAGTGCCTGTTGCTTGGCCCCAAGACGGATTACAGACTGAAAAAGGCTCTACCAAGCAAATGCGGGAATACTATTCAGAAGCTGGCTTTGATATGCTTCCAGAGCACGCGACTTGGCCTGATGGCGGTAACGGTGTTGAGGTTGGCCTGATGGAGCTGCGTGAGCTGATGGTCACAGGTCGATTCAAGGTGTTTGCTGGATTGAGAGACTGGTTTGAAGAATTCATCCAGTATCACAGGGAAGAAAACGGGAAGATCTACAAGGTCAAGGAAGACTTGATGGATGCAACTCGTTACGCTTACATGATGCGCCGCTTTGCAAAACAGAAATCAGACATCATTTCTGGCGGGTGGGGCAAATCTATCAACGTAACTCCAAAATGGGTGGTCTAAATGTTTATGATGCGACAAGGTGATATTTCTAATGCCAAGCGGGTTGACGAGCTTGAAAAGCGGGTGGAAATGCTTGAAAATGTGGTAAAGCAGTTACAAGAAAAAAATGCTAGAATAGGCAGACCACCAAAGGAGAAGGCTAATGGACAAAAGACTATCGGGAGTCTATCTAATTCAGAATAAGCTAGATGAGAAGTGTTATGTTGGGGTGTCTATAAACATTTACTCTCGATGGAGGCAGCACAAATATTGGGCAAAAAACAAAGAAGTTGCCTCAAGAATCACGCGCGCCATAAAAAAATACGGCGTTGAAAACTTTGAATTTTCAATTATTGAACTTTGCGACAAGGATTTCTTTGAGGAAAAAGAAAGACATTGGATAAGTAAATATGATTCAGTTTTAAATGGCTATAACTTAACCTATGGTGGAAGCATAAAAAAAGTTATTTCAGAAGAAACAAAATTGAAGATGTCCAACAGCCGAATTGGAGTGCCAAAGTCTGATGGCCATAAGCAAAAAATTGCACAAGTCAACGGATCAAAAGAAAACCGAGAAAAATTTTCAAAGTTAAGTCTTGGGCGCAAGCTGTCTGACGAAACTAAAAAAAAAATGTCCGAAAGCAAAAAAGGCTTTAAACACACTGAAGAAGCAAAAAGAAAGATGGGGGCTGCTTCCATTGCTCATTGGCAGCGCATAGCGTTACAATTAGCAGAACGCCCAAAGGTCGGGCGACCAGCAAAGGTCAAAGATGAGCCAGAACGAACTTAAAGCTGCGGTTCAAGCCGCGATTGATGACTCCATCGGATTCATTGAAAGCGAAACAGTTGAAATGCGTAAACAGGCTTTGCAAGCCTATTTGCGTCAGCCCTACGGAAACGAAGTAGAAGGCAAGTCTTCAATCGTTACTGGTGAAGTTG